GCCAGCCGGTAAACGAAGAAGCGTTTGACATGAGTGCCTTCTGTACTACAAAGCATCATGCCTATATGGCAGCCCGGTATTTGATGTCAGTACGCCGGCGTGTCAGTCACATCGTCAAGTTCCAAATAACGCCGGACCAGGCACATATCGGCCCTGGTTCGTTGATCCGCGTCATCACCCAGTCGAATCCCTACAGCGTCTACAACAATGGTGTGGTTCTCAGTGACGGAACCGTTGAGGCGCTAACCCATCTGGATGACGGGACCTACACCATCAGTGTTTATCGCCCTGGTACGGACCTTGTCGATACAGCGACAATGACGGTTGCGTCAGGCAAGGTTACGGATCCTTCCCTAATCGGGGCGTTGTTTGCTGTCCAGCGTTCCAGCGTGAATAGCAACTTCTATGAAGTTGAGCAAGTGGCTCTCACTGAGGATGGATTGGTGGACATTGTTGCCAGCCATCACCCGACCAACAGTGATGGCAGCAGCGTCATCGTTGCTGATGTCATGGATTCATCCCGTTTCACCATCGTGAGCTAATGGCCTATCCCGATCTGACACCTTCCTCACGGCAGTTCGACCCAGGGAACTGGCCCGTGAAGACGTATAACGCGCAGGATGGCACTGAGGTGCGACTGCTGTATGGCAACCGCCGCACCAAGATGAAGCTCGAACTGCGCTACTCGAATGTGAGTGACGCCAACGCTGAGCTGTTCTTTGACCACTTCGAGTCAATGAAGGGCACCTTCGAGACGTTTGAACTGCCGTCAGGTAGCAAGGCCGTCGCTGGTTGGGCGGGCACTGAGTCGGTTTTAACTGGAGCGGGCAGCGGTAACCGCTGGCGTTATGAGGAAGCGCCTGTGATTGAGAACGTGCGGCCTGGCGTCTCTAACGTGTCTGTATCGCTAGTTGGGGTGTTCTGATGCCGTTTTACTCAGGGACTGACGGCAGGCTTCTGATTGACGGCAATGAAGCAGCCCGCGTTCGTAGCTGGAGCTATAGCGCATCCCAGTCGACGCTTGATACCACCAGCCTGGCTGACACTGATCGCACAGTGACTGAAGGCATCCGCAGCCATAGCGGCAGTTGTGCGCTTTGGTATTACGCCGACCCTGATGGGAATGATGCCAGTACGTTGCTGCAGAAGCTGATTAAGGCGCGGACCGTTGGCAATGAAGCGGGCATCGCACCAGAGTCTGAGCGCGTGACGCTGCGGCTCAAGATCCACGATCAGAGCTTGGAAGGCAAGTACATCGAAGGCGAGGCGATCATCACGTCTGCAGCGATGTCGATGTCAGTGGGTGAGGTGCTGTCCGCTGAGATTGATTTTGAGTTCAACGGTGCCCCAACAGCGGTGAACATCTGATGGCGATTTATCTAGGCGATAGCGGCTATGTCGAGATCAGACGCGAGGGTCTGAACACCAGTCTGCAGTCGACGCTGGATCCTGACGACGTCAACGTCTCACGCAGGCGGTTCAGCTTTGACTTCGAGCCTGAGGCGATCATTACAGGTGATCAGCTTGAGATCTACACGGAAGACGGCAGCACGCTTGAACTGGTTGATGGTCACGTCTATCCCGATGGTCGCTGGTTTTGTCACGTTGACCAGGCGGGGGGAGTGCGGCTGTACGACAACTTCCCTGATGCGCTGAACGGTGAAGAGTTGAATGCATTGCCGTTGGTTGTGCCGTCGCGCAGCATCCCGATCATTGCGCGGACACGCAACAGCTTTTACCGCTGCATCGCCCAGGTCACTGATTACTCAATGACCACTGCGCGGGAGACCGTCGACCTAACCAGCCTTGGGGAAGAGTTCCGAACTAATTTCGCAAGCGGTCTGATCAGTGGCCAAGGTCAGCTGAACTGCGTCTGGGATTACGAAGCATCAATATGCAACGACCCAGATGGCTATGCCACCGAGCGTCCGCAGTATTTGGCGCAGCTTGTGATGAGGGCACAGCAAGGCGCAAGTTTTGAAGGTCGTTTTTTCTTAAAGGGAGCCGGGCGCACTGCGATCAGTGGCGGCAACCCTCAGGGTGAGGATGACGCGATCTGGTGGGAGGCGCGTTGCATCGTGACCAACGTTGCGATGGCGTTTTCTGCGTCGGAACCTGTGCGGTCAACAGTCGACTTTGTCACCAGCGGTCCAATCCATCTGCGGACTGGTTCGGTCCCTGGCTACCTGCTGCAGGAAGACAGCGCCGCCATCCTGCAAGAGAACGGAGATCCAATCGGGCTGGAAAACAACTAAACCTAGACTGGGGCAGCTGGATTGAGGTTTTAGGTGGCAGATCTCAAGATTTCTGAGCTGCCAGCACTAGCGGGAACGCTGTTAGCAGCGACAGACCCGTTGGCGCTTGCGGATCTCAGTGCAAGCGAAACAAAGAAGATCACGGCTAAGGACCTGATCCAAGCAGGCGTTGCGCTGATTGATGACGCAAGCATCCCTGGTAGCAAAGTCTCTCTGAATCTTGCTCCAGGGTCGATTGGCACGGCAGAGCTAGAAGATGGCGCTGTCACTGCTGCCAAGTTGGCGGACCAGAGCAGCGCAGTCGTCCAGGCGGGATTGCCTGCTGCTGGTGCGTATGTCGGCCAGATGGCCGTCAACACGACGGATAACAGGGCTTATATCTGGAACGGCAGCGCCTGGGATGCGTTCAAAGGTGCAGGTTCCATCAATACCATCACCTATAACAACACCGTTGGCCCGATCGCTATCGCGGGCACGGTTACTGGCGACAACGTCGAGCTAGGTGTTCTGCCTAAGGACACGACGGCTGCGGCTCAGTTCCTTGCTGGTCCGACAGGTGCAGGTGGTACAGCTGACTATCGCTCGATTCTCGGCACAGACCTCCCCACCGCAACGACGACGACTAAGGGTGCTGTCGTTGTTAATGGTTTCGGCCTGAGGATTGACGGCACTCGCCTTGAGATTGACAACGCCGTTGCACCGACCACTGGCTACGGCCTGGTGAGCTACAACGCTCAGGGTCTGGTCACTGGTGGCCGTGATATCCAAGGCTCCGATCTGCCAATCGCAACCTCTACCACCAACGGCGTTATCCAGGGTGGAACACAGTTCACCATTGCAGCGACTGGAACGCTAAGCCACTCCAATAGCGTCACTCCTGGCACTTACACCAAAGTCACTGTTGACGGTCAAGGTCACGTTTCCAGTGGCGGAAGCATTGACGCAGCTGACGTTCCAAACCTTCCTGCCAGCAAGATCACCTCTGGCACGCTTGATTCGGCGGTGTATGCCAACAACAGCATCGGTGGCACCAAGCTTGCCAACTTTGCAACGGTGAAGTTTGGGGGCGCTGGATCGACTTCCGGTGTCGTTACCTTCCCCACGGCCGATTACACCGGCCAGATGTTCTTCGATTCCACAAACGGGGATCTGTACCTGTTTGACGGGAACACCTATCAGCCGGTCACGGTGGTTTCAGGTGACCTCGTGTATGCAGGCACCTACGACGCCAGCACCAACTTGGTTGGCAGCACCACGACCCAAGGTGCCGCTGTTGGTTTCACGGCTGGTCAGGCATTGCCGGTCGCAACTCAGGCAAACACTCGTTATTACGTCGTCGTCTCTGACTCCGGCATTGGCACGTCACCTGCACCTCAGGTCGCTCTGGCACCGCCAGACATGCTGGTCAGCAACGGCGCAAGCTATGACCTGGTCGACGTAAGCAACGCAATCGCGGGACAAACCGCGCAAAACATAAGCTTCGTTCCTTACGGCAACATTGCAGCCACTAACGTTCAGACTGCACTTCAAGAGGTTGACGACGAAAAGCTGAACAAAGCTGGCGACACTGTCACCGGTGAGTTTGTTATCGGTTCGACTGGATCGTTCAAGTTTGAAGGCTCGACTGCTGACGACTACGAAACCGAGATTGCTGTTGTCAATCCAACCTCGGATCAAACGGTCACCATCCCGGATCAAAGCGGCAACTTCCTGATCAGCGGGAATGCTTCGATCGTCAATGCCGACATCGCGGCTAACGCAGCGATTGAATACAGCAAGCTCGCAACGCTGAGCAACGGCAACATCATCATCGGTAACGGCAGCGGTGTGGCGACCAGCACTGCCATGTCGGGCGATGTCACGATCAACGGCTCTGGTGTTACCAGCATCAGCTCTGGGGTCATTGTTGATGCCGACGTCAACGCAACAGCGGCCATTGCTTTTAGCAAGCTGGCTAATGTCAGCGCCACTGACAAGCTGCTGGGACGTAGCACCTCAGGCTCTGGTCCTATCGAGGAGATTACCTGCACCGCTGCAGGTCGTGCCCTGATTGATGATGCCGACGCTGCTACTCAGCGCACCACGCTGGGTCTTGAGATTGGTGTTGATGTTGAGGCGTATGACGCTGACATCGTTAAGAGCGATGTAGCCCAGACGTTTACGGCGGCTCAGCGGGCAGAGATTACGACTCTGACTGATGGGGCGAATATCAGCGTTGATTTTGCCGACAGCAACAACTTCACGGTGACACTTGGTGGCCTGAGAACGTTAGATAACCCAACAAACCAGGTTGCAGGACAGAGTGGCAGTATCTTTGTTGTGCAGGATGGCACGGGCTCCCGGACCTTGGCATACGGCACGGACTACGAATTCCCGGGCGGTACACCACCAACGCTGAGTACTGCAGCGGGGGCGGTGGATCGTATTGATTACATCGTTCGTGCCAGCGGCTCCATTAACT